AATTAAAAACTTGACAAATGCCTCGGCATGTGCGATAATATCGCACTATGCTCAAATTACTTTTCCCATTACCAAAACAAATCACCATTGCATTTAGTGGAGGCGTAGACAGTTGTGCTGTTGTAGACTTTTTACGCAGAAAGCATGAAGTAGCATGTGCCTTCTTCCATCACGGTACAGAAAACAGTAATAACGCTGTTGACTTTGTAGCAGAATTCTGTGATAAGTATGATCTACCGTTGATTGTGGGCACCCTTACCAAAGACAAAGACGAGCGAAAAAGCACAGAAGAATTCTGGAGAGACGAAAGATATGATTTCTTGTCTCAGTTAGGTCCAGTAATTACTGGTCATCATTTGGATGATTGTGTTGAGACTTATATTTGGTCAAGTCTTCATGGAACTGCAAAGGTCATCCCATCAACTCGCAACAATGTTCTTCGCCCATTTTTAACTACAAGAAAGCAAGACTTCGTTGATTGGTGTGAGAACCACGATGTTCCATATTTAAATGACAAGTCTAATAACGACAATAAGTATACACGTAACTATATTCGCAATGTAATGATGCCACATGCATTACATGTTAACCCAGGTTTACACAAGTTGGTCAAAAAGATTGTTGAAAAACAACAACAAGTTTAGTATAATCAAATTTTATCAAGGAGATATTATGTCAGACCGTATTTTTAGTAATGATCAGAAGTTAAAACTAACCCAGATGATTAATGAAGGTCTATCTGTTATGGTTGAGATTGAGACTCTAACTGGTGGGCTTAATGACACCATCAAGGCAGTTGCAGAAGAATTGGAAATCAAGCCTAGCGTATTAAAGAAGGCTATCAAGATTGCACACAAGGCAAGTCTAGGACAAAACAACAAAGACAACGAAGAACTCAACCAAATCCTAGAAACAGTGGGTCGTACTCTTTAAGGATACTGTTATGGGTTGCGGTAAAAAGGCATATGACGACGACTTAGAATCGTGGATTTGGTTTAAGAAAAACGCCGACATAGAAGATGCAAAATGGGACGTGTATAGTGACGAGGCACGATTTGCCGAACAAGGCAAACGCGATCATAAGTACACAGGTCGCAGACTCAAGTTGCATGTTAAGCATTGCATGGAGATGCAAGAACTTAGACTAAAGCACGAAAAAGAGGTGCAGGAGTTTAAAATACTTGAAGAATTGGAAAATAAGTTTGCATGAGTTATATTGACGCTATTCACGATAGAGATAGTGACAAAATCTACATTGTAGAACGCAACCCTGCAGGTAAACGAATGTATAACGAGTTCCCTGCAAACTATGTGTTTTACTATTCAGATCCTAAGGGTAAGCAACGCAGCATATTTGGTGATCCAGTAACACGATTCTCTACACGAAAGCGTAGTGAGTTTGAAAAAGAAAAACGGATTCACGGAAACAAAAAACTGTTTGAGAGCGATGTTAATGTAGTGTTTCGTTGTCTAAGCGAAAACTACTTAGGTGTTGAGCCTCCTAAACTTCATACTTGCTTTTTCGACATTGAGGTTGACTTTGACGCTGAACGAGGATTCTCTTCGCCAAGCGATCCATTTAGCAAAGTAACTGCTATTTCATTATATTTAGATTGGCTTGACCAGTTAATCACATTGGTCATTGCCCCAAAGCACATGAGTTCAGAGACTGGATTAGAAATAGTTAATCAGTTTGAGAACTGCTTATTGTTTAATAATGAAACAGAAATGTTTGAAACCTTTTTCCAACTTATTGATGACGCAGATGTTATGACAGGTTGGAACTCAGAAGGATACGACATACCTTATCTTGTTAATCGTGTTACCAGAGTAATGAGTAAGGATGACACTCGCAAGTTCTGCTTACTAGGACAACTACCAAAAGCAAGAACATATGAACGGTTCGGAAAAGAAGAAACTACATATGACTTGGTAGGTCGCATTCATATGGACTATCTGCAACTCTACAAAAAATACAACTACGAAAGCAGACATAGTTACAAACTTGACTTCATTGGCGAAATGGAGGTAGGAGAAAACAAAACACAGTATGAAGGCACGCTTGACCAACTGTATAACAATGACTTTAAAAAGTTCATTGAGTATAATAGGCAAGATACCATGTTGTTGGCAAAGATCCATAACAAACTAAAGTTCTTAGACTTGGCTAACGCACTTGCACATGAAAATACTGTATTACTTCCCACTGTTATGGGTTCAGTTGCTATGATTGAAATGGCGATTATGAACGAAGCACATAATAGAGATATGGTTATTCCCGATAAAAAACGAAAGGATCAACATGACCACAACGAACAGCCAGCAGCAGGTGCCTATGTTGCTACTCCCAAAAAAGGTATTCACGAATATGTCGGGGCAGTCGATATCAACAGTCTGTACCCCTCAACGATCAGAGCACTTAACATGGCGCCAGAAACCATGGTTGCTCAGGTCAGACAAACCTTAACTGACCATTACATGAGAGAAAAGGGCGCTAAACTCGCAAGAGAAAAGCGCAACTATGAAGAAGGCGACGAAGATGTAACAGGCGCTATTCTTTGGGAAGGGCTCTTTGGTTCACTTGAATACACTGCTATCATGAACCAAGAACGTGGCACAATGCTTACTATTGACTATCAAGATGGTCGTAGCGAAGAAATGAGTGCTGCTGAAGTTTGGAAATTGTTGTTTGACAGCAATAAGCCTTGGGTCATAAGTGCTAACGGCACAATCTTTACTTATGAAAAAGAAGGTATCATTCCAGGACTTCTTTCTCGTTGGTATCGTGAACGCAAAGAAACACAAAAGAAAGCCAAAGAAGCATTAAATGCAGGTGACCAAGCACTGTATGAGTATTACGATAAGCGACAGCTTGTTAGAAAGATTTTGCTTAACTCTGCTTATGGTGCATTATTAGAAAAGCATTGTCGTTTCTATGACAAGCGTCTTGGTCAGAGTGTGACATTAACCGGTCGTCAGATTGTTAGGCACATGATGAGCCAAATTAATCTTGCGGTTGCAGGTGAGTATGACTTTAACGGACCTACAATCGTATATGGAGACACAGATAGCTGCTATTTCAGTGCTTACCCGATCTTTAAAGAACAGATTGAAAAGGGTGAACTACATTGGGACAAAGATGCGTGTATTCAGATTTATGATGCTATCGCAGAAGAAGCAAACAATAGCTTCCCCGGTTTCTTAGAAAAAGCATTTCACGCTCCTCGCAAGAACGGCGAGATTATTAAGGCTGGTCGCGAGCTTATCGGTGATCGTAGTATTTTTATCACTAAGAAACGGTATGCTATTAATATCTTCGACAAAGAAGGCAAGCGCAAAGATGTTAATGGCAAGTATGGTGATATCAAAGCAATGGGGCTTGATTTAAAGCGTTCGGATACGCCAAAGTTCATACAAGAGTTTTTGATGAGTGTATTGAGCATGGTTATTCAACAAGGTCGTAGTAGAGAAGAAGTTATCGAGGTCATTAAAGAGTTTAAGCGAGAACTTGGTCAGCAAGAAAGTTGGACTAAGGGTTCACCAAAGTCTGTTAATGATCTAACTAGGCATACCGATACTTGGGAAAAGACTGGTAAGTGTGGCGTCGGTCATGCTATGGCATCGATTAATTGGAACTATTTACGCAAGCTTAACAATGACAATTATTCAATGAAGATTGTTGATGGTATGAAAATCATTGTATGCAAGCTGAAACCTAACCCATTAAAGATGACCAGCATTGCATACCCTACGGACGAGCTTCGACTACCTGATTGGTTCAAAGACCTTCCGTTTGATGACGAAGAAATGGAAAACTCGTTAGTAGATAAAAAGATCGACAACTTATTGGGTGTGTTAAGTTGGGACATAAAGGCTAACACAAACATTAATTCAATGTTCGATAGTTTGTTTTCGTTCAGTTAAGGGCAAATGAAGTTTGCATTACGCAATAAAATCCATCATAATACACATTATAGAAACCTAAATAGTAGTATATTTTTAAAGGAAAACACATGAAAGATTATCTTAAAGATTTGATTGACCATACTCATGGTCTTGGCGTTATTGACTTAATCAAGGTCACTGGCACCGACACTGAAACTAATGTTAATGCTCTTGCTGAAAACAAGACCGTTATCATTGATGCAACCTTCAACGATCCTATCGCTGATTTCATTGGCACATTTGGTATGCCTAATCTCGGTAAGCTAAAGACTATTCTTGGCTTTGATGATTATAACAAAGACGCTACTATTAGTGTTACCCGAGAAGATCGCAACGGGGTAGATACTCCCATCGCTATTCACTTTCAAACTCAAAACAATGACTTTGTTAATGACTATCGCTTAATGAGCAAGAACCTCATTGAAGAAAAAGTTAAGGATGTTAAGTTTAAGGGTGCTCAGTGGAACATTGAGTTTGAACCTACTATCGCTGGTATTCAGCGTTTGAAGAAGCAAGCGCAAGCAAATAGCGAAGAAGCACATTTCACTATCAAGACTGAAAACAATGACCTCAAGATTTATTTCGGGGAACCTGCAACTCATAGCGGCAACTTTGTATTTCAAACTAGTATCTCTGGTAAGTTAAACAACACTTGGAAGTGGCCTGTTGCTGAATTTATTGGCATTATGGATCTTGTTGGTGACAAGAAGATTCGTCTAAGCGATGCTGGTATCGCTGAAGTTGTTGTTGATAGTGGTATTGCAACTTATACTTACTATCTACCTGCAAATACAAAATGATTAAATCAATCATTGGTGGACCCTTCGTTAACGTAATTGGCGGTCAACTGTCAAGAACATATGTCAGTAACGGTTGTACAACCTTACCAAATAATAAGGTTACAGGAGATATGGTGTATGACACTAATGAACAGTGTATCAAAGTTTTTGACGGTGCTTCATGGATACGCATGAATGAAGGGTACGCTACGGTTGAACTAAACGGTGATGCACAGTCGTTGTTGCAGTGGGCAAGACAAAAACGTAATGAAGAAATGGAACGTGAAAATCTTGCTCAAACAAATCCTGCTATCAAAGACTTAATGAACCAGATTGAAGAAAAACAAGATCAAATCAAAATGGTTATGACCTTACTGAAAAGTTCAGGTCACAGTGATGTAGGAAACACACAATCAATATAATGGAACAAGTTAATCTATCTAACAATCATGACGATAACTGGGCACTGTTTTTACCAGCAGTGAGTAGTTTCTATATTAGCGGTCTCGGTAAGCAACGCAAAGGTGAAGAGTATTTTGACAAGGTTCGCATTCCTGCAGGGTTTAATGGTGATGTAGAGAAACTAAACTTTCTTAACAGCCAAGAAGGTCTATACACTTACAAATGGGGATTGTATAGTGCAGGTCACGCTAACTTAGATACAACAGTAGATGATCCTAGTGAAAGTATCATTCGTGAACGTGAAAGTGGTACATTCATGTTGGGCGACAGCGGCGGCTTTCAGATTCTAAAATGTCAATGGCCTGCTGATTGGAAGGATCCTAACTGTCCTAAGGCAATGAAGAAGCGGAAAGAAGTATTGAATTGGATGGACACATACATGGATTATGGTATGTGTTTAGATATTCCAAGTCAATCGTTAACTACATATCACATCAAGGATCCGAAAACAGTTGAAAAAGATAACACCGGCAAAGTAATACCTGGATCTGGTAAATCAATGCACGGTATTCGCACGATTGAAGAAGCGATTGCAGCTACCCATATTAACAACGAATACTTCATTAACAATCGTAATGGTAAGTGTAAGTTCTTAAATGTATTGCAAGGTCGCAACCATAGTCAATCAGACGAGTGGTACAACGAAATGAAAAAGTATTGCGATCCAAAGGTCTATCCTGATAATCATATAAATGGTTGGGCATTCGGTGGCCAGAA